GGTGAACTTCGAGTTGACGGCGTCGAAGCCGGGGCTGGCGAAGCTGCCGCCGAGGATGGTGATGAACCGGTCGGTCTCGCCGGACGCCACGCGCACCAGGCCAGAGGTCTTGGGCAGTAGGGCGTTGGTGAGCATGAGGCCCTTGGTGACCGGGGCCATCGTGTCCCCGGCGAGGGAGTCGGACCAGGCCCGGCCCTCCTCCTTGAGCACGGCCAGGGCCGCGGCCGCCCGGCGGGTCTCCGGCGGCAGCTTCGCCGTCACCCGGGCCAGCTCGGCCTGCGCCTTGGCCGCCTCCGCCGACGACGCACCGCTCTTCTCCACCGCGTCGTCGTACTTCTTCTGCGCGTCCGACACCTCGCCGAGCGCGGCGATCTGCGGCCCCAGGGCGGCGCCCATCGCCGCCACCGCGACCGCGACCGTGCCGGCCCCGGCGGCGATCGGCGCGAGCGAGGCAGCGGCCGGGATCGCCGCGGGGGCGAGCAGCTGCGTCGCCTTCCGCAGCTCGCCCAGGGACTTGGCTCCGGCGTCGCTGTCTCGCTCCAGGCCGGCGAGGTGGCGGGTGCCGTTGCTGGCCATGCGCCGCAGGGCTGCGTCGCCGTCGATGGACATGGTGAGCAGGCGCCGGCCGAGCCGGTTGCTGGCGTCACCGGCCCGGTCCAGGATCCGCGAGAGGTGGTCCTGGCCGGTGAGGATGAAGTTCATGGACGGCATCGGTCATCCACCGCCTTCCGCCTGCATGGCTGCCTGGTGCTGCTCGATCCAGGCGGCCAGGTTGTAGAAGTCGGCGACGTTCAGGTCGTCGACGTCTCGGGGTGTGATGTGGAGGAGGTGAGCGAAGAGTCCGAGGAGACAGTCGCGGGCGTACTCGATGTCGGGCTCGGGCTCGGGGAGTCGGCCGGCGTCTCCTGCGCCTCCGGCTGCGGGCCGTCCTCGGCGGTCTCTTTTGGGACCGTGGCCCGGGCGTCGAGGAGCTGGCGCGCGTACTCCGGGTCGACGGCGACCTCGCCCAGTCGAGGGCCGATGATGCCCTCGATGGTCTCCCAGTCCAGCTCGGGGTCGATGGCGTCGAGGGTGGCGTCCAGCCAGCGGCCGATCTCCTTGTTGTCCATGCGGGAGGTCATCTCGGTCACCCCGGGGTCGAACTCCCCGAACCTGAGCGACGGCTGGGTGCGCTTCTTGATGACCCAGACGATGCCGCGCATGGCGTCGAGGTCGTCCTGCTCCAGGCCGGTGAGGATCTCCTGCCACTTCATGTCGACGCTGCGCTGGACGATCGCCGCCTCGGACACCTTCAGGCTGGAGGCGTCGTAGTGCTCGGGCTCGCCGCCCTCGGGCGTGTAGACAACGATCACGGTGTGCTCCTATTCGAGGCGGCGGCGCACGTCGTCGACGACGCGCTCCACTTCACGGGTTATGCGCGGCTGGTGCGCACGCACGGTCTTGTCCCACCACAGAGGGGTGGCTTTCTGCTGGGCCCAGCGGCGCCGGTTGCCGAACACGGGGTGCCGGACCCTGCCGTCGTTGATGCGGTTGACCAGGCCGATGGGGATGTCGTCCGGCAGGCGGGCCTTGTCGAGCCACACCTTGGCGCCCGGGCTGCCGCCGGTGCGGACGCTGATCCGGATGGCGGCGGCGATGGCCGCGCGCAGCGGCCGGGTGGTCGGCGACGGGCCGCCTCGCTTGCCCGCCTTGCGGCCCTCGCCGGTGATGGCCAGGCCGCGGATGGTGTCCTGCAGGTCGTCGCGCAGTGGCTCGGCGGCTCGGCGCAGGCGCCGGTGAAAGGACTGGCGGATGTTCTCGTGACCGGCCCGGCGCAGCCGCGCCGAGAGTTCGAGCAGCTGGCCGGTGCCGGTCACGCGGACGCTCTGCACCGCACGCTCACAAGGTGACGTCGGTGCTGATGTACTCGATCTTCACCGGGTTGGTGCCGTCGTAGAGGGCGGTGAAGTTGAACGTGGGCTTGACGACGCCGAAGCCGTCGACGACCGGCGGGCCCTCGTCCAGGCGGATCGCGGGCAGCGTCACGCGGAACGTCTCGTAGTACGTCGTGGCGATGTTCGCGCCGACGAACTCCCACACGAGGCTGGTTGCCCCGTCGCTGGTGTGCAGGTCGTCCAGGGTGGTGGCGACGTAGTCCGTCTCCAGGTTCCCGGTGATCTTCACCTGGTCGTTCTCGATCGGCTCCTTCTTCAGGGCCGACTGGTTGGCGTAGAACCGCTCGACGTCCTGCGGACGCTCGATCTTGCACGACACCTTGCGGATACCGTCGAGCGCGGTCTCCGTGCCGAAGCTGCCGGTCTTCAGCGCCATCTGCCCGAAGTGGAACGGCGACATCGAGGAGTACGAGGCGGCGGCCAGGGTCTGGCCCTCGTCGCAGTCCTTGCCGTCGATCTCGAACGTGCCGGTGAGCATCTCGCCGACACCGCAGGAGAACTCACCGCCGGTGACCTTGCAGCCGACGAACGTCTTGTCGGTCACGGTGCCGGTGGTCAGCGGCACACCCTTCTGGATCGTCAGGGACTTGCCCGCGACGGATGCCAGGGTGTGCGTCTGCAGGTACGCCGGGCCGGCGCCCTGCTGCACGGGGGTGACGCTGGTGCCCATCAGGGCCTGGAGCAGGAGCCCCATGCCCTTGTTGGTGACCTCCAGGTCGACGCTGCCGCCGACCTCTCGGCGGGTGACCACGCGTCGCGAGGACAGCGCCATCAGACGGCCGGCCGCGATACCGGCGCTCTGCGCGGTCGTCTTCTTGAGAGCCAGGCTCTCCTTGGTGAACTCGACGAACTTCGACGGCGCGACGAACGTGCCGTAGGTCGTCTCGGCGGCGATGCCCAGCTGGGCGCCGAGCCCGGATCCGATCGCCATGGATCAGCCCTCCGTCTTCTGCGGCCGGGCCGCGGTCTTCTTCACCGGCGTCGCCGCCGGTACGTTCTGCTGCTCGGCCGCCGGCTGGGCCTGCGGCTTGTGCAGCGGCTGCGGCTCGGCGTTGGGGGCCTCGTAGTCGGCGGGCTCCTCGACCGGCTCCCAGTTGGCGGGCTGGCAGACGTAGCCGTCGTACCGCTCGTCGGGCACCTCGACGACCTCGTCCGGCTCGACGGCCCGGCCCAGCTCGGGGACGGTGACCGGCTCGGGCCCCAGGTAGCGCACACGCGCCATGGCGTACTCCTCTGCGGTAGATGGATCAGATACGGGCCTGGCAGGTCACCGTGAAGGCGAGGCCCGCGACGCTGCCCTCTGCCTGGATCTGCTGCAGGTCGCCGGTGGTCAGGTGCGCCCAGAGCACCGCCCCGTTCAGGGTCGGCGCCTCGGGCGCCTGGTTGCTCGCGCGCAGGGCCTGCTCGATCTCGCCGACCAGGGCGAACACTTCGTTGCGGCGGGCCTGCATGTCCTTGTCGCCCGCCCGGGCTTCGGCGTAGCCGCTGATGGTGAACGACTCGTTGCGGGTGCGGGCGCCGGCGCCGTTGAACTCCTGCTGCAGGGCCACGGCCGACTCGGCGCCCGGGGCGTAGCCGATGTGGATCCGGCGCCGCTCGGTGATGTTGACGGAGGCCGGGCCGTCGACGATCGCCACGGCGGCGAGCGCGGGCCGCGCGCGCAGGATGGCGAGGAGCTGGTCGACGGCGGCCGGGACGCGGGAGGTCAGCATCATGCGACCCCCGGCGGTAGCTTGAACGGCTCCAGCAGTTGCAGCACCCGGTTGGGCACCGCGTAGCCGAAGCCGGGGATGGGGTCGGTCACCGACCAGTCGTCGGCCCCGCCGACCGGCACCCGGGACGCCCCGTACTGGGTGCGCCACAGGTGCTGCAGCAGGATGAGCGCGGCGAGCTTGATGGTCGGCGGCACGGCGGCGCGGCCCGCGGTGTACGTCACCGTGTACCGGCCGGTCGGGAAGGTGGAGCCGTCGGCCCGGCTGATGGTGCCGGCCGGGCCGTTCACGTCGAGCGTGTTGGCCGGGTAGGTGATGACCTGGCCGAGCCCCCCGGCGAGGGAGGTCACCGACACCAGCGGCGGATGCAGGACGGCCAGCGCGGCGCCGCCGCCGGTGAGGACGTCGGTCACCTCCCGCTGCTCGACCACTCCCACGTAGCCCTCGATGACCGAAGCCAGCGAGTCGACGTACACCTGCAGCTCGACGTCGTGCGAGGCGGTGTCGATGTCCAGCTGCCGCTTGGCCTCTTCCAGCGTCACCAGCGCCATGCCCGCTCCCCTCCTACTCCTTGCCGCGCGGTGCGGCCTTGCGGCGGGCAGGACGGCGTGCGGCCCTCTCGGCAGCGAGCGGCTGCTCGGGCGTCTCGACGGGAACATCGCGCACCAGCTCGGCGCGCACACCGTCCGCCCACTTCGCCGCCTCGGCGCCGGGGAGGTCGATCTCCTCCCCGGCGCGCCAGGAGAAGCCCTCGCCCGCAACGCTGGTCAGCATGCGGATGCGGGCCATCAGTCACCCAGGCCCTGGTGCCGCTGCTCGACCTCGCGCTCGGCCTGGGACTCGGCCGACTCCTTGGCCTTCTCGTGCGCCTCCTTGAGGGCCGCGACGTCGGCGTCCGGCTCCGAGGAACCGGTGCCGTCGTCGGCCGGACCGGCGCTCACGCCGCGCGCGGCGACGTCGACGGCGGACACCGCCTGCACGGCGAGCTGCTCCTTCGCCGCGGCGATCGCGGTGTCCTTGTCGCCGATGAACTCCGGGTTGATCTGGTCCATGGAGCCGTCGGCGCGGCGCGACGCCATGACGATGCGATCGTGGTCGCCGTGCTGCGCCGCGGCCGGGCTGGGCTTGTTCTGCAGGACCCCACTGTCCGGGGTCTCCTTCTTCGGGCTGGTCGCCATGAGGGCGTCCCTTCCTGTGAGTCGGCTTCAGGGCCGGGGCCGGATCAGGTGGCGGAGTTGCGGTACGCCTTGTAGGCGGCGGTGTCCTGCGGGGTGCCGTCGGTCCGTGCGAAGGCGAGGAACCCGACCTGGAGGTAGTCCGCGTAGCGCTCGGCGAGGCGCAGCAACTGCACGTCCTGGACGTCGCGGATGAGGTAGCCGGCGTAGAAGTCGCCGAACAGGATGCTCTTGGCGTTGGCCGCCATGACGGGCATGTCCTGGTTGATGGAGTAGCCGTAGCCGAGCAGCCCGTCCGGGACGCCGACCTGGATGGACGGCTCCCACAGCGGGCGGTTCTGGCTGTCCTTGAGCTTGCGGGCGGCGGCCAGCGTGGTGTCGTTGAGCATGAACTGCGCGCGGCCGCTGTTGCGGTACGCCGGGTCCACGGAGTGGATCAGGTCGATCAGGTCGTCGTAGGTGACCGAGGTGGTCTGGCCGGTGGTGCCGGTCTTGCCGATGACCGCGTTGGTCTGCACGCCCTCGGGCTGGGCGGTGCCGGTTCCGGTGGTGAAGTGGGCGTTCTGCGCGCGGCCGATGCGCCGGCCGAGGACGCCGGCCAGCCACGACTCCAGGTCGAAGGCGTTGTCGTTGAGCAGCTGCAGCGAGACGCGCACCAGCTTCGACGTGTACATGTACGCGCCGATGTCGTTGGTGCCCAGCGTCACGTCCTGCTCGGTGACCTGGCTGTTCTCCGCCAGGATCGCGCCGACGTTGGCGGTGTCGTCGTTCGTCGGCCAGGGCAGCGTCGCCCCGGTCTCGGTGGTGATGACCTCGGCCACGTCCCGCATGGAGCTGTAGAACTTCTGCGCCTCGATGAGCTTGGCCCGGAACGGCGCCGGGACCATGTAGCCGCCGGCCGCGCCGGTGGCCACGCCCTGGGCGCGCAGCTCCTTGCCGTCGAACCAGCCAGAGCGCAGGGTGGTGCGCTCCTCGCTGGACAGTTCGGTGGTGCCTTCGCGGACCCAGGAGCGCCAGGCGTTGGCGTAGGCCGCCGCGCGGTCCTCTCCGCCGTGCCGCTCGGCGTCGGCGTCCTTGGTGGCGTCGATGACCTGCGAGTAGTCGACGCTGGAGAGGCGGGCGTGGCGCTCCTCGCGCTCGATGTCGGTGGACAGCCGCTCGACGTCGGCGAGGGCGGCGTCCCACGCGGAGCGGTCCTCGGCGGACAGCTCGGCGTCGGTGGCGGCGCGGTTCTGGAACTCGGTCGCCTTGTTCCAGGCGGTGGCCCGCTGGTCCAGCAGGGTCTGAAGGGTGGGCATGCGTGCCTCCAGCACGAAGGGCCCCACGCCGATCGGCGGGGGCTGGGGGATGGGGTGTGGGTGCGGCTACCGCGCCAGGCGGTAGCGGGCGGCGAGCAGCTCCATCTGCCTCACCTGACGGCCCCCAGTGGTCTCTCCCGGCTGGGTTGCGTCGCTGCCCCGAGTGGCCGCAGGCGCGGCCGGCTCGTGGCGGAAGTCGAGTAGCTCGGGCCGGTGGGCGGCCCGACGGTCGAAGGCGGCGGCGTCGCCGCGCGCGGCGAGCGCCACACCGACCG